GCCCCGTAAGGGGCCTGCGACGCTACACCTAACCCTACCGGAGGTATTGTGGCTACTGCAACCGACTGGAGCGCGCTTATTAAGCCGCTCGGTGGCTCGCGTGACCGGAAACGGTTTGCCATCGATGGTACACTCACGTGCAGAGCACCTGGGTGGACCGCCGACAGCATCACGAGCTATGGCCGCTATGAGCGTATTCTAGATGTAAATTCTTACTTCTGGAAATGGCTTCACTACGGCCCCGGTTCAAACAACCATGGGCAAGGGGTCTTCTTTGATTCGGGTGGCCCGCTTTACAAAGCGGATTACTCGATCTCGAGACCTACGGGTACTTATACATGGCGTGGATCTACCATCTACGCATACCCGGATGCCCAAACCCTCTCTACCGCCAAGGCTCTCTACCAAGGGAACCAGAAGTGGTTTGAGGATCGGTTGACTGCAGCATTGGGTCTACTGGAAATTATCCAGTGGGGTACGACAGGAATTGCTCGTACCGTCCCAACTTTGCCACGTTTTAATCTGGCCCGCTTCTTCGGTGAGCTCCGTGAGGGACTCCCGAGGATACCTATGAAGAGGATGCATCCTAAGGCTTCGGACAACCCCGCTGGGGAGGTCCTTAATTTTGAGTTCGGGTGGAAACCCACACTCAATGATGCCCGAGGAATCGCAACCACTTACTTGAACTACTTCAAATATCGTGATCAAATTCACGAAGAAGCAGGTAAGTGGCTTCGTAGGAAACGCAGGTTAGTGCAAGACAGTTCCGTAGTTGTTGAGAGTGCGCCAAACACAACGGCGTACCCCCAGCCTACGGTTCCATCGCTGGACATAGGACGAGGCAGGTACTCTCGCACCGTGCATACTAACACCAACATTTGGTTTGTCGGTATGTATAGTCGAGAAATCCTGCACCAGCTTGATAGCTGGATGCGAGACTTGCAAGAGTTTTGCGAAATTTGGGGTATTACCCCAAACATGTCCACAGTCTATGCCTTGACTCCGTGGTCGTGGCTTGCTGAGTGGGTGCTAAATTGTAGCGACGCCCTACAGGCGTTATCCCTACTCGGTTCGCCCGGCCTCCGCATGGAATACGGGTACGTGATGGTAGATATCACACGTACTATCGTGACGAAGTTGGACGGTTACCCTGTCCGTAATTCTTCGCCAGGATCAACGCAAGTCGTCGAGACCCAAAGGACTCGGCAACGATACAAAGCGTATCCATGGGGGTTCGGTAGGCCTACTTATGGTAAGTTTTCACTTGACCAGGCCTCCATCCTTAGTGCGTTGGGAAAGTCCCGACTCACCTACCGCTGAGCAGTAGCGTGTTCAGTACCAACTTAATAACAACAGAATAGTCCGCAAATCGCGGACCGAACCTAAGGAGAACTCATGTTCACCGACCCCATCGTTATCAAGCCCACCGCGACTGCGGGGGACGATATCACGTGCCCCCGTATTTCGACGGGAGCTATGCGTGCGGTCTACCGCAATAATGCCGGTAGCCACACCGTGACGATTAGCCACATGACCACGAAGGCGGGTCGTGAGCGTTCCACTGTGAGGATTGACCTCGCAGCAAACGCTGCGGACCCGTACAACGCGGCCCTCATTCGGTCCTATACCGGGGCTGTCTCGATTACTTGGGACAACCCGGCGAATGGCGTGGGAATTACCGATGCCGATATGGCAAAGGCGATCACCGCCCTGACGAAGTTCGTTCAGGATGCCACGAACCAGAACAAGCTCCTCGGCAAGGAATCCTGAAGTGGCGGGTAGGCGCTTCGCGCCTACCCCCTCCACTCGCAAGCGTCTTGTGCAGATGCTTGGGGTTCCCTCTACCGGGACATGGCTGGGGTACTTCCTGCAGGTAGCGTTCGAGATGGCAATTTTGTTCGCCATTTTCTCGTTCGTAATTCCTGTGGATGTTTCGGTGTTCTAGAGTACTCGTACGCCCTTCAATCGAAAGGTTACGATGAAAAGACTGACGAGTCTCTGGCAGGTCCAAGCTGAAGAGCTTGGTCGTTGGTGCAGCGTAGATCCATCGAGGGATTGCACTACCCTTGAGGATAGAGTTGAGCACGAGGGGTTTTCGTTCTTGACGATCACCCTACCTAGCTTCTCGAGCGACTTCGAAAAAGCGCTCGACCAGCAACGGGTAACTCCTGACCTCTTCGCCGGCTTTCGCCGACAAAAGGGGTCGTGTCTCCCTGCGTTTTTGCAGGGTTTCACAGGTCTCGTATTTGATTCTGGCACTGGAATTATCAAGAGTAGTCCAGACGCCACGGCTGTTTTTGCCGTGCGTCAGCTCTGCCAACTCTTCAAGAAAGTTGAGCTGGAGTGCACCGAACAGCGTAATGCTGCCGCCGTGCAGGACTACCTCGCATGTGAAGACACGCTGAAGGAAGCGGATAGGGACCCAAAATTTCTGGATCCTAATTTCCGTCGTTTCTTCGCAACACTCTATGGACCGGTTTTGGACCGGCTGGAACGAAACGTTTCTAGCTTCGATCTGCAGCCGAAACATGGACCTGGCAAGACCGCTGATCGCCTTGAAGGTAATCAGAAGTACTGTCAGACTCATTGGCCTGAAAGGCTTGAGTCGGTATTCCCTTTTGGGGAGTACGTGTTGCCGAGCTGGCGGTATTATGCCGAATACCAGCCCGAGTACGTGTCGCCCAAGGACGAGCTACCTGTAAAGGTCACGCTCGTTCCTAAAACGCAAAAAGCGCCGCGCATCATCGCCGTAGAACCTACGGCAATGCAATACGCGCAACAAGCTGTCATGACGTCACTTGTCCCCCTTCTTGAGAGGGATGAGATCGTCGGACCGATGCTCGGCTTCACCGATGCTGAACCAAATCAGCGTATGGCGAAGCAGGGCTCGATCGCGCGAAACCTCGCGACCTTAGATCTTAAGGAAGCAAGCGATCGTGTTCTGAATAGCTTAGTTCTTTTCCTGTTCGAGTGGTGGCCAAACGTAAGTGAGGCTCTCCAAGCTAGCAGGTCCAGGACTGCGCTCCTGCCCGACGGGACAAAAATCCGTTTGAGCAAGTTTGCGTCTATGGGCTCCGCCCTTTGCTTCCCTGTTGAGAGTATGGTCTTTTTGGCCGTCACCCTCTATGGGATCGCTGGACATGTGCGAAACAGGCCGCGGAACGCTCTAAAGGCGTTTCACGGTAGTGTCCGGGTATTCGGTGACGATATTATCGCACCGAACCACCTAGCTGCTCGCGTGATTGAGACCCTGGAGAGTTTTCACTTCAAGGTCAATACCACTAAGTCCTTCGCTCACGGACATTTCCGTGAAAGCTGTGGGGCAGATTGGTTCCAGGGGAAGCCCGTCAAGCCTATTAGGCTCAAAAGGCTCCTGCCTGGGTCGCGCGCGGACGTAGAAGAGCTGATCGGCGCCGTTGCCTTCATGAACTCGTGCTATGCACGTGGTTTGTGGGACACGGCGGCGTGGATGCTAATGGTTTTGGCCGATTGTATTGGGCCATTGCCAAAAGTTGATCCTAGCTCTCAAGCGCTAGGGCGCCACTTTGGTATTCCTTCTGGGAAACTACGGTGGAACCCGAATCTCCATAGAACCGAGGTAAAGGCCTTGGTCCCTAAGAGTAAGTCCCCCGAGTGTGAGATCTCGGAGGTCTGGGCGCTTCGGAAGACGCTCGCTCATGACTGGAGTGATCCAGCCTACAAAGAGCATCTTCTCTATTCCGGACGACCTCACGCCGTCAACCTAAAGCGTGAGTGGGTTCCCACTGGGGCTTGACCCCGGTGGGCTCTCGGGCATTTGCCCGGGAGGGAGAAATCCATGTGCGAGGTATTATGAATTTATGTTCATAGCAGTGCAGCCTCGCACTAC